ATTTCAATATGGCGCAGGCTGAGCGGATGCTTAACGATTACACCGGCGGACATCAGAGCTTCCCGGTTGCCAACGACGTCGTAGAGGATTTTCTTCGCGGTAACTTCTCTCGGGAGATCGACCCGGACGAAACTGCCCGCGCCGAAGCCAGAGCGCTCCAGCCAGTATCTCCAGAAGAGTATACCGGCGGTCCTCGCAGCCGTGGCCGCAGCACCAACCCCCGCAAGAAGGTCTCCCGGGTCCGCACCCATGCCTTCGAGCTGGGCGGGCTGTACAACGAAGTGGAGGCCCAGATGGCTGAGACCCAGCCGAGCGAGTTCACCTACCCCGTCGAGAGCGAAAAGGAGAGCATGGCCCGGGCGCTGAACCGGCTCCGCACCGACTTTGAAGGTGAGGTGCGCGAGCTCCCCGCCAGCAAAGAGTGGGACGGTGAAGACCTTGATACTGCTATGGGCATCCTTTATCAGTATCGTCAGCAAGGCCGCGAGACCGGCGACTACAGATTGTTCCACGAGTGGTCCCACATCATTCAGGAAAAGGGTACCCGTGGCGGCAAACTGATCCAGTCCTTTGCCAAGTACAGCCGCACCGCCACAGGCGTGGCTCAGAAGGCCGCAGAGAACCTCCGGGACCAGCACGCTCTCACCCCCGCCCAGCAGAAGAGGGTGGAGGGCCACGTCAACGAGCTCATGCGAGCCGTTGATGACTTTGCCGAGGAAGCTGCCCGGGGATCCGTAGAGACCGCCAGAGGAGCGAAAAAGGGCCTCAGACTGGGTGGAGAGGACACCCAGAAGGCCAAGGACGCGATGAACGTCATCCGGGAGATCTACGACATCTTCTCCAGGAAGACCCGCCGAGATCACGGCGCCCCGGTGGAGGAGTGGACGAAGCTCACCGGCGACCAGCTGGCCAGCCGCATCGCCAGCCGCTTCAACAGCGGAAACAAGCAGCGCACCACCATGCAGACCATCCTGGATGATCTGCTGACTTACGCCTCCGAGCACGCTCTGCCGAAGCGGGAGGGGAAGTCCCCGCGCACCGCCACCGAGCGGATCACGGACTACCTCAACAACCGAGAGGCATACGGCGAAGCCTGGAGCGAAGCGAAGCAGGTCCTGCGGGAGATGTACGCCAACGACCAGGAGAAGCTGGACGCCCTGGAGGCATTCCTGAACAGCACCATCAGCTATAGCGGCGAAGACCTCGACCAGACCATGTTCCGGGCCATCCTGGAGAGCGCAGACGCGCTGGGCCTGACGAAGGACGACATCCTCAGGTTGACGGCTGCAGGCGTCAACGAGGGCACGATAGACCGGATCACCGAGGAATTCCTGCGGAGAATCGGGAGCGAAGACGCCAACCTGCGGGACACTGTGGCCCGGCACATCACGAATCTGGCCATGGCGGACAACCAGGAAGGCCGGCTGGGCCGCATGGAGAATGAGGCGGCCAAGGAGCTGGATCTCAGGCTGCAGAACCTCCTCCGGGAGAGCAAGCAGACCAAGGCCGATGCGGCTAACCGGATCGCTCAGTACCTCATCAACGACCTGGGCATCTCCGGTACTGACGCAGCCATCGCGGCGGACCACATCGCCTCCCACTACATGGAGCGCATTGAATCTAAGGCGGCACAGACGCTGGAGAAGATGTTCGCTGAGAAGGGCGAGCGGGTCAAGCCCAAGCAGCGCGACAAGCTGCTGGATCTCATCCATCTGGGCGGCTTGACCAACGCCAACGTGGAGGACGCCGTGGTGGACGCTTTGGGGCTGGGCAAGCTCACCCGGGCGCAGCAGCGGCAGATCATGGACGCAATGGCGCAGTTCGCCGACACGCTGGATGCCATCGAGAACGATGACCTGGAAGGCCTGCGTCAGCTCATCCGTGAGCAGGCGGCGGTACGGAACACCAAGCTCAGTCATCTCGCCGAAAAGATGCTTGCCGGGCAGACGGACCCGGAGTACCTGCGGTCCTTTGCCATGGCGCAACTGGATGCCATCGCTGCTGACTACGCGCCGCGCAACATCGGCGAGAAGATCAGCACCTACCAGACCCTGTCTCACCTGCTTCAGCTACGCACCGCAAACCGGAACCTGGGCAGCAACCAAGGTTTTGACTTGGTCGCCACCGCCGCGAACAATGTCTCAACGCTTCCAGACTACTTGATGGGCCTCTGGGCAAGAAAGCACGGCGATGGGTACCAGCGCTCCGTCGGCCTGCAAAAGAGCTGGGCCAGCCAGCAGAAGCGCCAGGGAGCAATCAAAGGAGCTGGGCGAAACCTTCTTGAGGTAAACCTGGACGTTGATCCGACAGGCAGGAATCGCTCCAAGTACGGCACCGGCGGACGCAGAACCTTCTCCATGGCAAACTCTGGGACCGTCGGGAAACTGATCTCCCACCTGGAAGAGATCATGGGATATGAGCTGAACACCACCGACGAATTCCACAAAGGATCTGTCATGGGTGAGACGCTGGAGAGCCTGGCCAGATTTGTGGATGCGGGCTATATGACTCAGGAGCAGGCAGAGAAGATGGCCGAAAAGGAAGCTCTGTTCCGGTCCTTCCAGGACGATACGCTGATTGGAGACTCACTCGCAACGCTGAAGGACATGCTTAATGCGGCGGTAGGCGTGGGCGATAGTGGCAACAAAACCAGACGTGGGCGTACCATCCATTCGTTTGGCCTCGGCGATCTGGTCGTGAAGTACACCCAGGTCCCCGGTGCTCTGCTTACGCGAACCATCGAGTTCTCGCCCATCGGACTGGCGAAGGCCGTCGCCCTGACCAACAAGTTTGGGCAGGCAGTAAAGAACGGCGAGGTATCCATAGAGCTTCAGCGTGACGCTGCGCTCGCCTGGGGCCGTCTGGCGACAGGGAGCGGCCTGCTAGCACTGTTCTATGCGCTGGCCAAGGCTGGAATCCTCGAGCGCGGTGACGACGACGAGGATAAAAATGCATCTGCGCTGCGTACAATGCAAGGTTTCAGCGGAACGCAAATCAACAGCACCGCGCTGGAACGGTGGATTACTGGCGGTGACCCGACCACGCAGGAGGGTGACCACCTCGATAACGTCAACTTCCTTGAGCCGATGGACGGTATCATGGCCATCGCCACGATGCTGGCCAGCGACAAGAAGACGGACCGTGAGTTTGGCGACGTAGCCAAGGATATCTTTATCAAGAGCATAGACGGCATCATTAACTCCGCGTCCGGCTTGTCCCCGATCCAAACCCTGGGAACGATATTCAACACGCTGCGGTATTACAACAAGGACAACGACATGCCGTGGTACTTCTCCATTCCCATTGAGATTGCGTCTGACAGTGTGACCGGGTTCATCCCGTCTCCGCTTCGGCAGGCCGCACAGGCGATGGACACCACATACCGAGACCAGTACCTTAGCAAAAACCTCGGCGCTCAGATTCAGGCGAAGGTGGCCAACTCCATTCCGGGGCTCCGGAACCAGCTCACGCCGAAAATCACATCGCTGGGTACGGACAAAAAACTGCAATCGCCCGCGCTCAACGCCCTTAACGCCATAGTGAACCCCGGCAGCATCAGCGTTTACACATCTACCCCGGTGATCGACGAGGCGCTTCGGGTGTATGAGGCCACTGGGAAAGCAACAGTACTTCCTGAGAGTAACGCACCATACTCCATGAAACTCGGTAACGAGAAGTATACCCTTACCCCCGATGAACGTACCCAGTATCAGCGCACTAGAGGCCAGGAGTATGACCGCTTCACGGACGAACTCCTGCACACCGATTGGTATACCTCTGCCGACGCGGAATTCCAGGCAGATATTCTGGCCTGGGTGCAAAACTTTACCAACTACATCGCTGTAGAGGAGTTCTCTGACGGGCGTGATCTCGGATATGCAAACGACAAGTACGATAAGTATTTCCAGCGCTGGCTTGCCGGTGAGAGCCCCGCAGAGATCATCAAAGCAGCAAACAGCAAGACTGTTACCGTGGCAGAAGAGAATGTCGCCGCAGAGGCGACAATCGCAGCGGCCAAGATCCCTGAGGCAAGCAAGCAGGAAGCTGAGACCATGTCTGCAGAGGCTAAGCGACTGTATGCCGGCTTCCTAAAGGGCGGCGTCAGCGACAGCACCGCAAGGGATCTGGCCACGAAGCTGGAGGGCAGCACCGCCACAGGACACGAGCAGTGGCGCGAAGTGTACAACGCCGCCGGGAAAGAGGGAGAGAAGGCCGTCACCTCCGTTATGGACGATGAAATGAAGCGTAACTGGCAGTTTGCCAAGAACGTGGGCGTCTCCATGGACGACTACATCAAGGTCCGGGAAGGCTTCCAGGACCTGAACGGCAACGGTAAGAAGACCCAGGACGAGTGGAATGCCACGCTGGACAGCTTTACCTTTAGCACCAACGCAGACAAGGACAAGCAGATCAAGGGCACCCTCTGGCAGATCCTGACCGGCAGCTCCAGTACAAAGAACAACCCCTACGACAAAGCGGCCGGGCAGGCGGTCATTGACGGAAAAGCTGCGGGCGGCAGCTCCGGCGCCGGCAAGACCTACAGCCCCGGCAAGCTCCGCCTCGGGACCCCGGAACGCAGAGCCCCGATCACCAACGGGCTGAAGCTCCAGGCAGCACCAAAAGCGAAAACCGTCTCCAGCGGATTGAAGTTGAAGTAAGACTATGGGGCCCTTCGGGGCCCCACCGGAGAAAGGAGCGTTATCATGAGGATCAACACCACCAGCGCCGCCGCTTTGCGGCGAGAATGAGAAAGAGGAAGAGTTATTCTAACTACCGAGTAAGTGCGCTGATCGACGAGTACATTCACAGCGCAAGAAACCGGGAGATCCTCCGGGACAAACTTTGCGACGATTTAAGTTACGACGAACTGGCTGACAAGTACGGACTCAGCTATGACCGAGTAAAGGACATCGTCTGCGAAGGGAGGGAGGAGGTCTTCATGTACTACTAAATATCGCCCTGATTGCGCCCTATCCGATCACTGTCGGGTAGGGCGCTTTTTTTGTACCCTTTTACCAAGAAAGGGTGAGCTATATGGACTATGGAACGCAGCAGCTTCAAGCACTTGAATCACGATTCCAGCAACTGCAGCAGTTAATGCAGCAGCAGAAAACCCCATTTGCGCCGGCCGCGTCTGCGCCGGCGCCGCAGAAAATGATTTCGACGATACCAGAAGTAGAGGGGATCGAAGGTGCACGGCAGTACCTGAAAAACCTGGGACCCAGCAGCAGCGCGGCGGTATTTGATAAGTCTGAGGCGGTTTTCTACGGACTATCTGTAGACGCAAACGGCAATCCCGGACCTATCAAAATAGGCCGCTTCACGCTGGAGGACGCCCCGGAGCCCGGGGACAATACCATCACGAAGGCGGATCTGGAAGCGTTTGAGGCGCGGATCATGGCTCTCGTGGCCGGACAGACGAAGAAGGAGGAAGAATAAATGGGCTTTTTGCTTTCTGCTTTGACCGGAAAAGGCGGCGGAGGAATCGGCGGGGACCTGGGACGGATCATCATGGCCGCCGTCGGAGCCTGCCTGCGCGGGGAATCCCCGCAGCAGTTTTTGAAAAACCTCGCGGCAAAGCATCCGGCGCTGCGCGGCTATGACTTTGACGATCTGGAGGGCACGGCAACCACCATCTGCAAGCAGCAGGGAAAGAATATCGAGCAGGTGAAGGGAGAAGTCATCGGTATCGCGCAGAAATACATTGGGTAACTCACTACCTGGCCAGGAGTGAAAAATAAAAACGAAAGGAGATAATTATGGGCGACAATTCTATCCTCAGCGGCGGTTGGCTTTTTGTGATCATCATCATCATTCTGCTGCTGGGCGGCGGGAACTTCCTGGGCGGAGGCAACCGCGGTCCGGACGTGGGGGCGGTGGTGAATGCCGCAATCGCCAACCAGAGCACGCAGGCCGGGCTTAAGGAGATCCTTCTGAGCTCTGCCAACAACAACTACGAGACGGCAATGCTGATTGCCAATCAGAACCTGCTGAACGCTCAGCAGAGAAGTTCGGACCAGGTGAACGTGATCCAGGGATTCAACGCCATCCAGGCGGCCCTGTCCGGGATCAGCGCACAGCTCGGAACGTGTTGCTGTGATATCAAGAGCACCCTGCTCCAGGACAAGTACGACAACGCCGTGCGGGAGCTCACCAAGTACCAGACCGAGAACGCGGTCAAAGCTCAGACGGAATATCTGCTTGGCGTCATGGGTAAATGGGTAGCCAACGCTCCCGCGGCGGCTTAAACTATGGGCGAGATGAAAGCATTGTCCCGGATGATGGACGAAGAGATTCGGGACGCTCACAAGTACGCTGAAGCAGCCCTGGAGCACAAGGAAGCACACCCGGAGCTGAGCAAGATCTTCGCCAATCTCGCCGAGCAGGAGCTCTCCCACTACCAGATGCTTTACTCTGGCATGCAGATGCTGATCGACGAGCAGCAGAGAGTATTCGGGGAGCCAGACGAAGGCATGAAGGAGTTCGGGAAGTACGTCCGAGAGAAGCAGCTTTCCGACATCACTGACGTGCGGATCATGCTCCAGGTATGGCGGGAGTAGTTGACAACATTTTTGACAACATAATCTGTCTACTTTTGTCTCGTTTTGTCTCGTTTTGTCACACCTGACGCAGGCAGAAACAGAAAAGGAAAACGCCGGAAACCCTTGAAACGGCTTGGTTTCCGACGTTTTCTCTTTGGCACGCCTGACGCGACTCGAACGCACGACCTTCTGCTCCGGAGGCAGAATCGGATGCGTCAACCATGCGGTTTTGCGGGATCGCTGACAACATTTTCGACAAAAATTCCGTTGATTGCCGCCTCAATCGTGGTGGCGATGGCCTGGAATTCCTCCATCTTGATCGGCCGTTCGTCGATGTATATCTCCGTGGTGCGCTCGTTCTCATGGCCTAGAAGATCCTTGATCACGCCGGTCTCCAGGCCGCCGCGACTGGAGAGGGTAGCGTAGCCATGCCGAAGGACGTGAGCGGTAAGATGATACTCCCACGCATCCCCCACCTTCACGGCGAATCCATTCTCCCGACACCACCTATGCCAGCGCCGGCGGTAAGTGGCCTCTGAGAGCGGAGCCAGCGGATCCTCTCCATGGAAGATGAAATGATCCTTGTCCTCCTGGTAGTGCTTCAGCGCCACGGCAAGCATGCCAAGGAGCGGCACGGTCCGCACAGATCCTTCCGTCTTAGTGTCGCCCACGGTCTTCTTCCCCCGCCGGTAAGTGACGCCACGATTAACCACGATGGTCTGGCGCTTGTAGTCGACGTCTCCCCACGTCAACCCAAGGGCCTCCCCGCGGCGGAGTCCGGTGCAGAGCAGAAGGTAAGGGAATAGCCCGAAGGGAGAATTCAGCCCCAGGATGATCCGCGTGATCGCCTCATCCTCCGGGGCCTTTCTTTTTTGCGGCCTGCGCCTGTCCCTGGGGAGAGCTGCCAATGCCGCAGGATTGTACCGGGCGGCCTCCACGAGCTCCGGGATCTGCGCGGCATGCTTATAGATGAGGGAGTAAACGGTGCGCTGTGCCTTCAGGGTGCGCTCCCCGTATCCTCTCTGCGCCATTTCCGCGAGGTGGAGAGCAATATCCGCAGAGGTAATGTCCGTCTCGTCGCCAAAACGCTCCAGGGCACGATTATACGGCGCGTCGTACATGGCCCAGGTACCATCCTTATAAACGGCCTGCATGTCCTCGTACCAGCGTTCGGCCAGGGCACGGAAAGTGAGCGGGTCGGGGTGCTTCAGCTGCTCCAGCTTTTTGTAAAGGGCCTCAGGATCGCGGTCATATAGGTATCGCCGCTTGCCGTCCTGCACGACGGTGGCGACGTACCGCCCATCCCCTCGCTTGGTGAATAGCTTGGCGTAGTTCATGATTTACCTTTCTGTTTACGGCGATATTCAATTCTGCACGCCCACGCCGCAACAACTGTACCGCACACCCAACCTATCCAGTTAGGAACATGAATCATCTCGAGGGCGGTTTTAACGAGAGGAATACCGATGAGTAAAATATAACCGTACTCCGTACTATCTGCGAAGGATAGGGTGGGCAGGAATGGCAGCTTGGTTATGAGCCATACGATGGTCGAAAGCACAGCTCCGGCAGCTATAAGCATGAGGAATTCAATAAAACCACGCCAAAAGCTGCCGCCCAGTAATGTCAGCAGGCCCCACATCGTCGCGCAAAACAAAGCTGAGCCGATCAGCAGCAAGGCCCAGCCGAATCGATTTTTCATAGCACCTTATCCATCAGCTTATCTATGATCTCGTCCTTATGCTCGATCTGCTTGACCAGAAACTCCACCCGTTTCTCCAGGTGGTCGATCAACTGATACAGCCGGACGAGCTCCTCGTTCTGCGTGTGGATCACGGCCTTGTATCCGTCGATCTCCTTGGCGTAAGGGTTGTTCTCAGGCTCCATGATCTCATCCGAACTGAGCAGGATCTTCTCCAGCGGCTGAAGAGTAGATGTATAGTTAAAACTGTCGTTCTTCTCGCTGCCGTCAGCGAAGACTCGGCGAAGGGTGGTGAGGCTGATGGGCGTACCGTTGGCTTCCAGCATGTCAATGAGTCTGGGGTAGGTGATCTCCTTTTCGGCTTTGGCATTCTTCAAGTCGTGAATGAGTTTCGGAATGTCTTTTTGTGGCATGTCATATACTCCATTCCAGTTCATAAGTAGTACCTCCTTGGATGAAAGTAGTATTTGAGTAGTAATTACTGGCAGGCTATACTTAAATCATCCAAGGAAACGGTGGGGGCGACATCAGAGCTTGGCGGCGCGGGTCGCCCTCGCTTATTATACGTGATCAGAGGGGGTTTACGCCAGTGCCTGAAGACGTCATGGCTTTGTGGAATCAGCACCCGGAGCTCCATCACCGGATTTTGCAGCTGCTAAGAGAGAACGTACCTGGTCCTTCAGCCACTGAGGAGCCGCCTGATACAGACGCGTGAACTCTTCGTCCTCGGCCTCGTCCGGGACGAAGTCTTCGTTTTTCGGAAAGCTCCCTCTCGCATCGCTCGTGCCCATAAGGTAAGTAACGCTCACATCATAGAACTCCGCCATCGTGCATGCCATATCGAAGCTTGGAGTACGCTCGCTCTTTTCATAGCTCACGTAAGTCGTGTACGGGAGTTTGAAATGCCTGGCAGCTTCGCTCATGTTCCAGCCTTTTTCGAGCCGGAGGTCTCGTAACCGGTTCATAGTAATCACCTCCTTACACAGCATTTTACACTTTTTGTGTAAGAAGTCAACCCCGAAACACGCTAACTGCGTAATATGCACAAAAATAGTCTACGCGATTTGTGTATAATTGTGACTTGAAACTACGCGATTTGTGTAGTATCCTCTAGGAGGATACGCGAATCGCGTAATTTTTGTGTAAAGGGGATGGTTTGTTGAAGTACCCCAACATTGCTGCAGAGCGCGCGCGGGCAGGGTTGACCCAGGAGCAACTCGCTGACAAGCTCGGCGTCACGAGAAAGACGCTGTACAACTGGGAGCTCTCCGGGATCCCCGAGGATAAGATCCAGCTTATGGCTGATCTCTTCGGAGTCTCGCCCGAGTATCTGCTCGGAAAGGAGGAGCTAGTAAATGTCTTTTGCAAGGGCGAGGAAAGCAGCGGGGCTGAGCGTAGCTGAGGCGGCGAGACGCCTCGACGTCACTCCCTCGGCGATCTGTCAGTGGGAGAGCGGAGAAACCTTCCCCGGCGGACGGCGGCTTTCCTCGATCGCCGGAGTCTACGGTACCACCGTGGACGAGCTGCTGAGAGAGGAGGACAGCGATGCCGAAGGAACGTCCTGATTACCGCGACAACCTGGAGCGCCTGGATGCTGCCTTCCCCGGGCAGGAGATGATTCGGAAGGGCGAGCTGGCCAAGTGGTTGGGCGTCTCCGTGCGCACGCTGGCCCGGATCTACGATCTGGGCGGCGGGCAGTACGTCACAAAGGTCCGGGCAGCCAGGGAGATGTCAGCATGAGGTGCCCTAAGTGCCAAGGCAGGCTTTACGTCTATGACAGCTGGGACGCCCTGCCCAATGTCCGGCTTCGCCGGTATCGCTGCAAGATCTGCGACCTCAAAACAACCAGCATCGAAAAGCTGGACGACGTAAGGAAGATTAAAGATGAAAAAGCGAAACGCCATCGTTAAAGACCTCATCTACTCCACGCTGTTCATCGCAGCGTTTCTGTTCATCGGCAGCGGCATGCTGGAGGGCTGCGTCCTGGCCCTGCTGGAGAGGCTGGGGCTGTGATGGCAGGAATCTATATCAAAGGCATGGAAATACCTGAGAGCTGTTTGGATTGCAAGGTTCATTACGTTTGGGGAAGCGGGAGGCCGCAATGCCTGATTAACGGCGAGTTCATAGATGACCCTAACGCATACAAGCAGAAGCGTCTTGAGGAATGCCCCTTCATCCCCGTCCCCGACCACGGGGATCTTATTGACCGAGATAGCGCGGTGCATGATCTTGCCTTTGACTACGCCTACGCTGCCGCTGACCTGGTGAAGGAACTCCCCGCAATCATCCCGGCAGATAAGGGGTGCAGAAGATGAACCACAACCGAATCGTGCGCGGCCTGGTCTGGATCCTGGTGATCGTGCTGGTTGTGCTCTGCGTCATCCTGGCCTGCCCACCCGTGAGAGCTGCGGAGTGCAGGCTGGGCGGGAAGCCGCAGCCAACGCCGTGGGAGCCGGATCCGGCTGACGTGGATCTCGTCTCGCGGACCATCTGGGGCGAGACCAGAGGATGCCCGGTGGAGGAACAGGAGGGCGTCGGCTGGTGCATCGTGCTCAGGAAGAACAGCCCGCAGTTCCCAGACACCATCGAAGGCGTGGTGCTGCAGCCTTACCAATGGCGGGGGTACAGCCCCAACAATCCGGAGGAGCCCTTCCACGATATGGCCCGGGCTATCCTGATCGCCGACCACAATGGAGAGCCTGGCCCCCTGCCGGACGGCATGTTCTGGTGCTCCGGAGACGGCAAGCACCAGACCTTCCGGACGACCTGGCTGATCACTGAAGAAACGAGGTATTACCCATGAGTGATCTGAAAGCATACCGCGAGGAACGCGGTTTATCCCAGCGGCAGCTGGCCAAGGAGCTGGGTGTGAGTCAGCAGTCCATATCCGCCATCGAGTGCCACCTGGAGAAGATCCCCCCGGCGAAGTCAGATGCCGGCAAGCCCCATCCCAGCTATGTGCCGGTAGAGATCATTGAGGCGGTCATGCGGGTCCGGGAGTACGGCAACCAGAAGTACCACGATCCGGACAACTGGAAGACCGTCGAGCCGGAGAGATACCACGAGGCCCTATTGCGGCACATCCTGCGGGCCTGGACAGATCCCTACGCCGTGGATCCCGAGAGCGGGCTGCTTCACATCGAACACGCCGCGTGCAACATCGCTTTCCTGCTGGCACTGAAGCCGGAGCCCACAAAGTGAACCGGGTCGTAGCGAGCGTGAGCTTTGGAAAGGACAGCCTCGCGATGCTTCTGTACCTTCTGGAGAACCGGTTGCCGCTAGATGAGGTCGTTTTCTACGACACAGGGATGGAATTCGAGGCCATCTACCGGAACCGGGACCGAATCAAGCTCATGCTAGAGAGAGAGGGTATCAAATTCACAGAGCTGAAGCCCCAGAATCCTTTTCTGTATGACATGCTTGAACGCCCGGTCGTATCAAAACAGAAAGGCAGCCATAAAGGTTATGGGTGGTGCGGCGGTGTCTGCCGCTGGGGGACAACCTGGAAGACCCAGGCTCTGGATCGCTACGTCGGAGACGCTGCCACCCATTATGTTGGGATCGCAGCTGACGAGCCGGATCGGATAAAGCGCCTGCGACCGCCCAAAGCGGCGCTTCTAGCGGAAGTCGCGATGACCGAAGATCAGGCGCTTAAATACTGCCGAGAACGAGGCTGGAACTGGCGCGAAGAAACCACGGCGACAGAGAGCGGCTACATAGACCTCTATGACATTCTGGATCGAGTGAGCTGCTGGTGCTGTTCCAACAAAAACCGCCGGGAACTAAAAAACATCTATGTGTACCTTCCGCAATATTGGAGCCGCCTTGAGGCTCTACAAGACCAAATCGAAAGACCGATGAAACGTTTCTCAAATCAGAGATATGGAGACTATGGAAATATCCGTCGTATGGCGGAAGTATTCGAGGAGGAAAAACCCAATGTTTGAAATCAAAGTGACCGTTGAAATCCCGGATCTGGTGAAAGCCGCAGAGATGCTGGCTGGGTACAATGGCAAGGGCTACCTCGAAAGCCTGGAGGCCCTGAAAACGCAGATCCCCGAAGCCGTACCGCCTTACACCGCTCCTGACATGCCTCTGCCGGTAGCCGCACCCACCGCAGCCCCAGCCTTCACCGTCGAGCAGGTAGCCAAGGCCGGCGCCAATCTGCTGACCAGCAAGCCCGACCTCATGGGTCCGCTGCAGGAGCTTCTGTCCCGCTACGGCGTCGGCTCAGTGAAGGAGCTGCCGACGGACAAGCTGGGCGAGTTCGCCGCGGAGCTGCGGAAGATGGGAGCGAAGATCTGATGGCCAAGCATGCACGATTGAGCGCCAGCAGCGCAGCCCGCTGGCTGAACTGCACGCCCAGCGCCCTGCTGGCGGAGCAGTTTCCCGATACCGGCTCCAGATACTCCGCAGCAGGGACCCTGGCTCACTCCATCGCGGAGCTGAAGGCGAGGAAGCACTTCCTGGAGCCCATGGGCCCGCAGAAATACGGCGCTGCCCTGAAGAAGCTGAAGGCAGACGAGAGCTATGACCCCGGCATGGACGCCGCGACAGACGTCTACCTGGACCATCTGAAGGCTCTCGCCATGCAGTACGACCAGACGCCGTTCGTGGCGCTGGAGGTCAAGGTGGACTACTCCCACGTCGCTCCGGAGGGCTTCGGCACCGCAGACTGCATCATGATCGCTGGCGACGAGATGCACGTCGTGGACTATAAAAACGGCTCCGGCGTCCCGGTGGACGCGGAGGAGAACCCGCAGATGATGCTCTACGCCCTGGGCGCCCTGAACGTCTATCGGCCCCTCTACGGCAACAGCATCCAGCGGATCCACCTGCATATCGTCCAGCCCAACGCCGGCGGCGTGAAGAGCTGGGAGATCAGCCGGAAGGACCTCAATATCTGGGCGACGTCTATCGTCCAACCCCGGGCGCGGCTGGCCTACAACGGGGACGGGGACTACAACCCAGGTCCCTGGTGCGACGACCACTTCTGCCCCGCCCGCGCCACCTGCATGGCGAGGGCTAAGAAACTGCTGGAAATGGAGGACGTCGCCGGACAGGACCCCGCGACGATGAATGATAGTCAGATAGGGGAGATCCTCACCCGGGCGACGTCCCTCCAGAAATGGGTCTCTGCGCTGCAGGACTACGCCTTCAACGCAGCCATGAGCGGTCGGAAGATCGACGGTTTCAAGCTCGTTGAAGGTAGGGCCAGCAGGGACTGGATCAACCAGGACGATGCCTTTCGGCAGCTGCAGGAGAAAGGCGTCCCGGAGGCGATGCTGTGGGAACGGAAGCCCGTGTCCGTGGCCAGCCTGGAGAAAGCCCTGGGGAAGAAGGTCTTCATCGAGCAAGCCGGAGAGCTTGTCGAGCGGAAACCCGGTAAGCCGGCCCTGGTGCCGGAGAGCGACAAACGGCCGGAGTGGACCCCGGCGGAAGGAGCGTTCAATGCAGTCTAATGCTGTGATCATTCGGAACGGATCCTATTGCTGCGCTATCTTCCAAGACCGCATCGACGAATGGCCGGCCACGCAGTTCAAGGCTGTCATGCAGCAGATGGCCAAGGGCGGAAAGATCAACGACTACGCGGTAGAGTTTCTGTCCGAATGGTTCCCGGAGGCGCTCCGAGACGCAAAGTCCTGGTGGGAGGAAGTCCAGCGGACTTATAAGCGGGAGTTCCGGTCCTACAAGGACACGCCCAGATCCGAGTGGGAAGAGCAGAAGGCGGTAAACGCCAAGCTGAACGAGACCCTCCATGTCGCCAGAAGACGGTTCGATAAGCTCAACGCCAACTACAAACATTTCCTGGCCGCCAAGGCCAGCATGAAGAAGGAGAATTGATCATGCCTTTCACGATTTCTGATGTCCGCTTTTCTTACTGCAACCTGTTCCAGCCCAAGGCCCCGGTGAACAATCCCGCCGGCGAGCCCAAGTACAGCGTCACCATCCTCATCCCCAAGACCAACACCGCGGCAAAGGCCCTGATCGACCAGGAGCTGCAGAAGGCTATCGAGTCCGGCGTCAGCTCCAAGTGGAACGGCGTCCGGCCCCCGCAGCCGGCCATCCCCATCCACGACGGCGATGGCCCCCGGCCCAGCGACGGCATGCCCTTCGGGGAAGAGTGCCGCGGTATGTGGGTCATGACCGCCAGCGCCAAGAACGCCCCCTTCGTGGTGGACCGCCAGGTGCAGCCCATCATCGACGCCACCCAGGTCTACTCCGGCATGTGGGGCAACGTCAATATCACCTTCTTCCCTTACGCCAACGCCGGCAAGAAGGGTATCGGCTGCGGGCTGAACGGCGTCCAGAAGGTCCGGGATGACACCCCGCTGACCAGCCGCGTGACCGCTCAGGAGGCCTTCAAGCCCGTCGCCGACGCCGTCAACTCGATGTTCGGTGTGTGATCATGGACCTGTTCGTCGACATTGAATCCTACAGCGATGTCGACCTGACGAAGGCCGGGCTCTATAAATACGCGCAGAGCCCGGCCTTCCGGGTTCTCCTGGTGTCCTACAGCTTCGATGGAGGCCCGGTCAAGGTCGTCGATGTGGCCCAGGGCGAGGCCTGGCCGCAGGAGCTGCTGGGGGCTCTATGGTCCCCGGTCTTCACCAAGCACGCCTACAACGCCGCTTTCGAGTGGTACTGCCTGAGCAAATACTTCAAGCTCAGCGAGAAGGATACGCTCGACTGGATCCCGCAGTGGCGGGACACCATGCTGCAGGTCTCCTACTGCGGCTACCCCAACAGCCTGGATGCCGCCGGAAAGGCGCTGGGTTTGTCCAGCGAGAAGCAGAAAATGTCTGTCGGCAAGGCCCTGATCCGGTACTTCTGCATTCCCTGTAAGCCCACCAAGACCAACGGCGGCCGGACGCGGAACCTCCCACAGCACGATCCGGACAAGTGGACTCTGTTCAAGGAGTACAACTGCCGAGACGTGGAGACGGAGATGGCCATAGAACACCGGCTGGCCGCCTTCCCTGTACCCGACGACGTGCAGAAGCAGTGGGAGACCGACCTGCGGATCAATGCCAGAGGCGTCGCCGTGGACCTGGATCTGGTGGACGGCGCTCTGGCTATCGACGCCGCGGAGCGGGAGAGACTGGAACAGGAGGCCATCCAGCTCACTGGGCTGGACAACCCCAACAGCGTGGCCCAGCTGAAGGACTGGCTGGAGGCTGAGACCGACGCCGAGGTGGCGGATCTGCGGAAAGACACCGTAAAAGACCTGCTGGGTGGTGACATCCCGGGAGACAAGGCCCGGCGGGTGCTGGAGATCCGGCAGGAACTGGGCAAGACCAGCACCAAGAAATACGCCGCTCTGGAGACCGCTACCTGCGCGGACAGCCGGGTCCGGGGGATCCTTCAGTTCTACGGCGCCAACCGAACCGGGCGATGGTGCCTGACGGGAGACCACGAAGTGCTCACGGAGGACGGCTGGCAGAGACTGGACGGCTGGGCCGGCGGGAAGATCCTGTGCTGGAGCCCGACCATGGAGTCGCTGTCCTTCCAAAAGAGCGACCGGGTGCAGTTCGAATACAAGGGCCCGATGATCACTTTCACCGGGCAGCGGATCGAGCAGATCGCCACGCCGGAGCACAAGATGGCGGTACTCGGGAAAGACGGACGCTGGGAGGCTAAGGAGGTCTCACAGCTCACCGGAAGGTTCACGATTCCGTTTACCGGAAAGAGGCCCACGCGTGGGTCCGGAACCGGAGATGAACTTCGTGTCCTGATCATGACTCAGGCCGACGGGCATTACACTGCGGACGGCTGCGTGAGATATCACTTCGTAAAGCAGCGCAAGATCGAGCGCTGTAAACGCCTTCTCCGTCGAGCGGGAATACCGTTTATGACGGACCGGTACGGAACGGCCTCCGTGATCCGGATACCGGCGCAGTGCGTGCCGCTGTGGCTCCGGCAGTTCCGGGATAAAACCTTCGGCTATTGGCTGATGGACGAAGACCCGGCGGTCCTGTTCGAGGAGCTGTGCGAGTGGGACGGATACCGAGGCGCGCCCAACTCTATACAGTACACATCGACCAACGAACAGAACGTGGACGTGCTGCAGGCATGCGCCCTGTGCGCCGGTTTGAGCGCTACGAAAATCAGGAAGCACAGAACCAAGGATAACTGGAACGACACCCACGTGTTGAACATCTGGCTGACACCGGGGCGCGGCACAGCGATCCGGAAGGAGCAGATCGGGGCGGTCAACCACGAAGGCCCAGTGTACTGCGCGGTCACGCCGACCGGATACTTCGCGGTCAGGCGCAACGGCAAAGTGTGGATCACGGGCAACTCCGGAAGAATGGTTCAGCCGCAGAACCTCCCCCGCACCTACATCTCCGGCGATCTGCTCCCCCTGGCCCGCGATCTGGTCAAGACTAGGCAAACGGACGCCCTGCGGTGGATCTTCGGCAGCGTGCCGGACACCCTCAGCCAGCTGATCCGCACTGCTCTGGTGGCCTCTCCGGGGCACGTCCTGGTGGACGCCGACTTCAGCGCCATCGAGGCCCGGGTGCTGGCCTGGCTGGCCGGCGAGGAATGGCGGCTGGAGGTCTTCCGGACCCACGGCAAGATCTACGAGGCCTCAGCCAGTCAGATGTTCGGCGTGCCCATGGAGAAGATCAAGAAGGGCAATCCGGAATACGAGCTCCGGCAGCGGGGCAAGGTGGCTGAGCTGGCTCTGGGCTACGGCGGAGGCGTGGCGGCCATGCGCACCATGGACACGGGCAAGATCCTGGCCGAGGTACCGGATGAAGAGATCCAGGAGATCGTCAACGCCTGGCGGCTGCGGAGCCCGGCCATCACCCGGCTATGGACCCTGTGCGAGACGGCTGCGCTCAGCGTGGCCCGAAGCGGATCAAGCACGGCCATCCCCGGAGCGGGACTAGTCTTCGCCTATGAATACGACCCCAACACCGGCCTGCAGTTCATGACCATCCAGCTGCCGTCCGGCAGGAAGCTCTACTACCCCGAGCCCAGCATCGGCACCAACCGCTTCGGAAGGGAGTCCGTCACCTACTGGGGCGTCAACCAGACCACCCGGAAGTGGATGCAGCTGGAGACCTACGGCGGAAAGCTCGTCGAGAACATCACCCAAGCGGTCGCCCGCGACTGTCTCGCGGAAGCAGTGGAGCGGCTGGAGGCCGCCGGCTACCCGGTAGTCTTCCACGTACATGATGAGGTCGTGATCGACGCCCGGACAGACTGCCTGGAACAAGTCGTGGAAATCATGAAGGAGAACCCGTCCTGGGCGAAGGGTCTGCCGCTGAACGCGGATGGCTGGACCGACGCCTACTATAAGAAGGACTGAGCTTATGCAGAACGACAGACAAATCACCATCTCCGTCGGCGCGTCCCGGAAGGCGACAGTGTGGCAGCCTCAGACCATGCTCATCTCCGAGCTGTGGGAGAGGCTGCGGCTGCCGGCCAGAGGGACGGAGACCATGGAGCAATATCTGGCCCTCACCAAGGGCGAGCAGGACGAGCTTAAGGACGTTGGCGGCTATGTCGCCGGTCAGCTCGCCGGGCAGAGACGGAAGGCCGGCGCTGTCCTGGGCCGGGATGTCATCACCCTGGACCTGGACAGCATCCCCGCCGGGGGTACGGACGACGTGTGCCGCAGGGTGGAGGCTCTGGGCTGCGGGTACTGCATCTATTCGACCCGCAAGCACATGCCCTCCGCCCCCAGGCTGCGGATCCTCCTGCCCCTGGACCGGACCTGCAGCGCCGATGAGTACGAGCCCTGCGCCCGTAAGATGGCGGAGATGATCGGCCTGCAGTACGCCGATCCTACTACCTTCGAGGCGTCACGCCTCATGTACTGGCCCTCCGTCTGCGCGGACGGAGAGTACGTCTACTACGCAGCGGATAAGCCCATGCTCAGCACGGACGGTCTCCTGGCGCTGTACGACGACTGGCGCAATACAGACTCATGGCCGGCCGTCCCTGGCGCTCCGAGCCCTCAGAGGCTCGCTGCCAAGCAGGAGGATCCGCTGACCAAGAAGGGCGTGGTGGGGGCCTTCTGCCGCGTCTACGACATCGAGGCCGCCATGGACGCCTTCCTGCCGGGCATCTACGCTCCGGACGACACGACGCCGGGCAGGTACACATACACCGGCGGCAGCACCACCGGCGGCGCCGTGCTGTACGACCAGGGCCGCTGGCTCTACTCTCACCATGCTACGGACCCCTGCAGCGGCAAGCTGGTCAACAGCTTCGACATGGTCCGCCTGCATCGCTTCGGCGATCTGGACGATGACGCGGCCCCTGGCACACCCACGGTACGCCTGCCCTCTTACGCCGCCATGACGGAACTGGCACGGGCGGACGAACAGGTGGCTGCCCTGCTGGTGGACGAGCGATGGGAGAAGGCGCAGGAGGCGTTCAGTCCGGTGCCGGACGACGGCGCCTGGCGCAGGAAGCTCACCGTCAACGGCCAGGGGCAGCCGGAGAAGAACATGGCGAACATCCAGCTGGTGCTGGAGAACGACCCGAAGCTGGCCGGCAGGATCCGCCAGAACCTCTTCAGCGGGCGCATGGACGTGGTGGGCGAGGTGCCCTGGCCCAGGCCAGGCGGGCAGCGGACATTCGACGACGACGACGCCGCGAGCCTCAGACGCTACTTGGAGCCATTCCTGGGCAAGATCTCCAGGCAGGACCTCTTCGACGTTATGGCCATCGTGGCCCGCGCCGCTGCCTACCACCCGGTCCGGGACTACCTCGAGCGGCTGCGGTGGGACGGCGTGGCCAGACTGGATACGCTGCTGATCGACTACCTGGGGGCAGCGGACACGGCATATACCCGTGCTGTCACCCGGAAGGCGCTGGTGGCCGCGGTGGCCAGAGTCATGCGCCCCGGGTGTAAGTACGACACCATGCTCATCCTGGTGGGCGGGCAGGGGCGGCACAAGAGCACCATCCTGGCCAAGCTGGGCGGGGAGTGGTTCAGCGACAGCCTGCGGACATTCGGCGATAAGGACAGCATGGAGACTATTCAGGGCACCTGGATCAACGAGATCGCAGAGATGCAGGCCATGGCCCGGTCAGATATCAACCAGGTCAAAATGTTTCTCTCCAAGTCATCAGACTACTACCGGGCCGCCTACGGAAGGTACACGGCGGAACGGGCGCGGCAGTGCGTCTTCTTCGGCACGACGAATTCGCGGGAGTGCCTGACCGACGCCACCGGGAACCGGCGCTTCTGGCCGGTGGACATCGACGTACAGGAGCGGACAAAAAACGTCTTCGAGGACCTGGACGGCGAGCGGGACCAGGTCTGGGCCGAGGCGGTCATGTACTGGCGGCTGGGCGAGAGCCTGGTGCTGGACGAGAGCCTGTCCCGTGAGGCTATGGTAGCCCAAGAAGACCACAGATCGAGCAGCGCGTGGGAAGGACTCATCCAGACCTTCTTAGAGGAGGAGATACCGGCGGATTGGTCCAAGTGGGACCTGCGGCAGCGGCAGTCCTGGCACGACGGCGGCTTGAAGTACGACGGCGAGCTGGTGCCCCGGAGCCGCGTGTGCGCCCTGGAGATCTGGTGCGAAGTGCTGGGCGGGCAGCGGAAGGAACTCAAGAACAGCATCAGCCGGGAGCTCAATCAGATCCTGGAGAGAATGCCAGGGTGGGTGCCTGCAGGATCAAAATACATCGGTAAACCATATGGGCAGCAGCGCTGTTTTGAGCATCTCACGAAGTAGAAAATCGGGCTCACTCGTCTCACAAGCTCAAAATTACAGATCGTGAGATTGTGATGAAGCCTGTGAGACGAGAAAACCCTTGTGCTACAAGGCTAAAGTCCTGTTATCTCACAATCTCACATTATTTCTATGGAGTATACAGATAAAGGTTTAAGAACATATATATCCCTTTACGCCCTTAAATATAGGGGTATATAGGGAAAGTGCCTATTTGTGAGGAGGCAAATATGAGAGAACGCGAATCAGCCGTCGAGCGACGGCTTGTGTCAGGAGTGAAGGCGCGGGGAGGACTGTGCTGGAAGTTCGTGTCCCCGGGGACGAGCGGAGTGCCGGACCGGATCGTCGTCACCCGGACCGGGGAGATATGGTTCGTCGAGCTGAAGGCTGACGACGGGAGGCTGTCGCCCCGGCAAGCCCTGATCCTGCGGCAGCTGAAGGATAGAGGCGCCCTGGCCGTTGTGCTGATCGGCCGGGACGACGTGGATAGATTTCTGGAGGTGATCAGGTGAGCTTGTGGGAAGACTATGAAGCCGAGTGGGAGTTTTCCAAAGACTTTCCCCACGGCATTCCGTGTGACGTGTGGGAGTCAGCAGACGGGCCTATTTTGGTGGAGGAGATGACGACAGATCACATCCGGAACTGTATGCAAGTTGTCGGCGAAGATGATCCGTGGTGGGATAGATTCCAGCTGGAGCTTGATCGTCGAAGGAGGACAGCTTTCCATGCAGTTTGAACCACACAGGTACCAGCAGTACGCTATCGACCGGATCATCCGGGACGCTGCTGTGGGCCTGTTCCTGGAGATGGGTCTCGGGAAAACTGTGATCACTCTGACCGCCGTGAACGAGCTGCGGTACAATCGGTGGCAGGTGTCCCGGTGTCTCATCATCGCGCCCAAAAAAGTCGCAGAGTCAACCTGGTCCACCGAGGCGGCAAAGTGGGACCATCTGCAGCATCTGAGGATCGTGCCGGTGCTGGGCAGTCTGCAGAAGCGTCAGCGGGCCCTGGACACGCCGGGAGACGTGTGGGTGATCAATCGGGAGAACGTCACCTGGCTGGTGGATCACTACAGAGCCGCGTGGCCCTTCGACATGGTGGTGCTGGATGAGTCGTCGAGCTTCAAGAACAGCCAGAGCAAGCGGTTCAAGTCGCTGAAGTTGGTGCGGCCACGGATCAAGCGCCTGGTGGAGCTGACAGGCACGCCGGCGCCGAATGGCCTGGAGGATCTCTGGGCGCAGATCTGGCTGCTGGACGGAGGAGAGCGACTGGGGAAGACGATATCGTCCTTCCGGGAGGCCTATTTCATTCAGGACTATGCGTACCCCGGGCAGATGTACCGGACGTACTCTCCGCAGAAAGAGGCCGCAGAGCGCATCCAGGCGCGGATCAGCGATATATGCCTGAGCATGAAGGCGGAGGACTATCTGGACCTTCCGGACTACATCGAGGACGTGGTACCCGTGGTGCTGGATCCGGCAGCGCGGAAGGCATACGATCGAATGGAACAGGATATGCTTCTGTCAGTGGACGAGCAGATGATCACGGCCGGCTCCGCTGCGGTGCTGAACGGCAAGCTGCTGCAGCTGTGCAGCGGGGCGGCTTATGGGTCCGGTACGGAGTGGGCCTGGATCCACGACTGCAAGGTGGAGGCCTTCATGGAGCTGGTGGAACAGCTGCACGGCGAGCATGCCCTGGTGTTCTATTGGTTCAAGCACGAGCAGGAGCGGCTGCTGCAGGCCCTGGAGAAGACGGACCTGCGGGTGCGGGTGCTGTGCGGCGCTGAGGACGCCGATGCCTGGAACAGAGGAGAGGTGGATCTCCTGCTTGCCCAGCCCATGAGCTGCGCGTATGGCCTCAACCTGCAGGCCGGCGGGCATCATATCGTGTGGTTCGGTTATCCCAACTGGACCCTGGAGCTGTTCCAGCAGGCCAACGCCAGACTGCACCGGCAGGGTCAGGAGTATCCGGTGATCTCCCATCTGCTGGTGGTCCAGGACAGCATGGATGAGGCAGTGGTGGCAGCCCTGCATGACAAAGGACGCACCCAGGAGTGTCTCCTGGATGCGTTGAAGGCGAGGATAAGAAAAAGCCGGGGAGCTTAGGCCCCCCGGTATTTCCTCAGCGCTTCCTTGATCAGCGCCTGCTTGTTGTCTGCTGCTTCCAGCATCTCGATCAGATCTGCGTCCGTGTTGCGGTTGAGCTTGAATCCGTAGTGGATGGTGTTCTTCGCGTCGTATCGTGCGTTTGCTGCTTTGCTGATGGGGATCATCTCCTTCTGGTTGAGTGTACCACAGGTTGAACTGAGAGTCAACCTTACACTCGGTTACGAATCTTTCCAGTAGTCTTTTTCCTCTTCGTAGCCATCAGCGTCTTCTTCGTCCACATCCGGGTCAACCTCAACCTCGTCATATGAGGTGATTGCGACCGGACGATACATATCCCGCAGGAATATTTCGTGAGCCAGGCTTTCTGCTTCTTGGGTGGTTTTCGCTTCGACATCGTAGGTCCAGTACTGCGTGAACGTAACAGTGTATTTCATTGCTTTGTCCTTTCTCGCCTGCCATCATCAGTCCCGGGAGGCGATCCCCGGAAGACCCCCGAAGGGGTTTCGGCTTTATTTCCAGTTTTCATACTCGAACTCGTCGAGGACGTCTCGTGCTTCCTGGAGCCAGGCATTGGTTCGGGACCATCTGTCGTAGGTTTTCTTGTAGTTGTTGAGTTCTCCGGCGTCTTGTTTGTCTTCCTCGAGGTTGCGCTTCTCGCGAAGGTTTTGTTCCAGCTTGGCGCAGGTTTCTACTTCGTCCCGCAGCAACTGGTGGATGTGTTCAAGAGCTTTAATTGTCATTGTTGTTTTCCTTTCTGCCCTGCCATCATCAGGAGCGGTGGGGCGGTTCCGCTCGACCCCCGAAGGGGGTTTCGGCTTAGATGTCTGCGCCGTTATTTGATACGGTGATGCTGTAGGTTTCTTTACCCTTGAAGAATCCGCCGTAGTTCTCGATGTTGTCGAAGCCCAGCTTTCTGACGATATACCGGAGGTCTTTGCACGCCTGCTCGCAGCGTGGATCGAAACAGAAAGCGCTGAGATTCTTGAAGCAATCGCGGAGGTTACCGATCGTGGTATCGTCGAGGTTGAAGTCCTGGAAGGCATCGATCCGGGTGGGGTCGTTTTTGGCTTCGGTGAAGATTTTGGTGAAGTCCTTGAACTCGATTTCGATATCGTAGATGGTTTTGACTTGGATTTGCTTGGTTTTCATTTCGTTTTCTCCTTTCAGCGTGACAGGTTGAACCTGTGTTGTGCCTCTAAGGTAGCACAGGTTCAACCTGTTGTCAACCCCAAATTTGAAAAAATCTTCCCCACATGTTGTGCGGGCCGCAATATCTAGGCGATAGCAGGTTGAACCCACGTGTGCATACCGATAAACTGGAGGCGAGAAAACTGTAAGGAGGTGGCGTGCATGCTTGAGAACACGCGCTGGGAGAGATTCTGTCAGGCGTATGCTGTCGACGGCAACGCCACTTCTGCGTATAAGAAGGCCGGGTACAAGGTTAAGGACGACGAGACCGCAGGATCTGCGGCCCGGCGCCTGTTGCAGAATGTTGCGGTGCGTAACAGAATTGATGAGCTGACCCGTGAGGCCCGTGAACAGGCTGAGCGGAACAGCATCGCGGACATCGTGGAGATCCGGCAGAGGATCACGCAGATCATGCGTGGCCAGGCTGAGGTGGAGACCAAAGCTGCCGATATGATCAAGGCTGCGGATCTCCTCACCAAGATCGGCGGACAGCAGGAGCCTCAGCGGGTCCAGGTCCAGTTGACATTGGAGGACAAGCAGGCCCGGCTGCGTGAGCTGATCGATGCAAATCGATGACGACATCGCCCTGCTGGAGTGGTGGCAGGCGCTGAAGGAATCGAACAACGAATCCTTCATCCCTCTGTTCTTCGACCAGCACCCGCGTCTCGTCCTCTGTGGTGGAGGCGGCAGCGGGAAGAGTATCTTCGCCGGCCGGAAGGTTTTGGAGCGTGTAACGACGGAGGAGGGCCACAGGTGGCTGGTCTGCCGGAAGGTGGCCAAGACCCTGCGGGACAGCTGCTTCGCCCAGCTCCGCGGTCAGCTGGCTGAGTTCTATCCGACAGCCGGCGCGAAGATCAACCAGTCCGATATGCGGATCTCCTTCCCCAACGGCAGCGAGATCCTCTTCGCCGGGCTGGACGACGTGGAGAAGCTCAAATCCATCTACAACATCACGGGCATCTGGATCGAGGAGGCCAGCGAGATCACCGAGGCCGACTACAACCAGCTTACCATTCGTCTCCGCGGCGAGACGAAGTACTACCAGCAGATCATCCTCAGCTTCAACCCCGTGAGCATCACGCACTGGCTGAAGAGACGGTTCTTCGACCGGACCGATCCGGAGGTGCAGACCCACCGCAGCACCTATAAGGACAACCGCTTCCTGCCTGAGAAGGACAGGCAGGTGCTCGAGGCCTTCCGGGATACGGACCCCTATTACTACCAGGTCTACTGCCTGGGTGAGTGGGGGGTCACGGGGCGGACGGTCTTCGACGGGCAGGCAGTATCCGAGCGGCTGTCCAGGATCCCGGAGCCCCTCCGGCGCGGGCTGTTCGAGGGCGGCGTGTGGTCCAACGACAAGACAGGGCCCATCCAGATCTGGCGGGAGCCGGAGGAGGGCAGGCCCTACGTGATCGGCGGGGACACCGCCGGCGAGGGATCTGACTTCTACGTGGCCCACGTGCTGGACAACATCACCGGGGAGCAGGTGGCCATGCTCCGCCACCAGTACGACGACGACACCTTCGCCGAGCAGGTCTTCCACCTGGGGAACTACTACAACGAGGCGCTGGTGGGGATCGAGGCCAACTTCAGCATCTACCCCCTGAAGAAGCTGGAGGAGTTCGGGTACAAGAACCTGTACGTCAGGGAGCAGGAGGACACCTACACCGGGGCGTTCCGGAAGGCCTATGGCTTCAAGACCACGGCGGTGACGCGCCCGGTGATCATCGGGCAGCTGATCGAGGCGATGCGGGACGGCATCGATCTGGTGAACGACCGCACGACGCTGGAGGAGATGCTCACCTTCGTCCGGAACGAGGCGAAGAAGCTCCGGCCGGAAGCCGAAGAAGGCGCCCATGATGACTGCGTGATGGCGCTGGCTATCGCCTGGTATATCAGAGACCAGCAGACCGTGGCGGTGAAAACCAAAGCCCCAGAGGGCAAGACACAGTGGACCGAGGACATGTGGGAGGATTACTTCCGCGCCGATAAGGAAGACAGAGAGCTTCTTCGGCGCAGATGGGGGGAGCCGAAGAGATGAGCGCGAAGCTGGACTATTGGGTGACGCGGTTGGGGCTGCAGGACTGGACAATCAAGCTCTACGACTGCTGCGAGCCGGAGGACATGGATGATCCCACGGCGGTGGGCTGCGTGACCTACAACGAGGTGGGCAAGCAGGCCAAAATAGAGATCATGGACCCGGATCTCTACGGGAACCGCATCGTGCCGTTCGACTACGAGAAGACCCTGGTCCACGAACTCCTCCACCTGAAAACCACGTTCCTGACCAACGTGGAAGACCCCATGCAGGAGCGGGTGGGGCATCAGCTGATCGATGATTTGGCAAAGGCCCTGGTGACGGTGAGACGGGAGGCGCTGGAATGAGGCGGAATCTGGACGAATGGAAGGAATGGGCAGCAAAGAACGAAGCCGCCCTGGGTGATCAGGCCGAGCGCATGGATCACCGGGAGCAGCTGTACCGGGGCGATGTCCGCGAGCTGACGCCGCTGACCGCCAGGGATACGGAGCGCAGCGGCAGCCGCCGTCGGACCAGCCATCTGCGGAACATCGTGGCGGAGAACATCGAAAGCGAGGTGTCCTCCACCATCCCGCAGCCCAAGGTCACCGCTCGCCGGCAGTCCGACGAGGGCAGGGCGAAGATCCTGGAGGACATGCTCCGGAACGAGCTGGATCGGCTGCCCATGGAGGTCCTGAACGACCTGGCGGAGCGCGTCGTCCCCATTCAAGGCGGTGTGTATTGGCTGGTGGAGTGGGATGAGTCCAGCACCACCAAGTCTACGCAGGGCGACGTGAGCGTATCCCTGCTGCATCCCAAGCAGGTGATCCCCCAGGACGGCGTATACACCTCAGTGGAGGATATGGACGCTATCGTGGTCAAGCTGCCTCAGACGCGGTCCTACATCGAGCGGGCCTACGGCAAGAAGCTGGACGAGACGGAATCCGAGGAGGATCCTTCCGCCCGGACGCTGGACGAAGAATCCAGCACTGCGGATGACATGGTGACCCAGTACGTCGCATTCTACCGCAACGATGACGGTGGGATCGGCCGGTACAGCTGGGTCAATGATACGGTCCTGGAGGACATGGAGGACTATCAGGCCCGTCGGGTGCGGCTCTGCTCCCGGTGCGGCGAAGCGCTCAAGCCGGACGCAGAAGTCTGCCCTGTGTGCGGAGCGAATCAGTCCATCGAGAGCGTGGAGGATACGGAGGATATCTGGAAAGAGGAAGGCCTCACGACGACAGGCGGCCGGCATATTCCAGGCAGCACTTTTGGCTACGACGAGATGGGCCTGCCAGCTAAGACACCCACCCGTCTTCCGTACTACAAGCCCGACGTGTTCCCCGTGTTCCTGCAGCGGAACGTAAGTCTGTTCGGGCAGCTGCTGGGGGACAGCGATGTGGACAAGATCGCGGACCAGCAGAACACCGTTTCCCGAATGGAGACCAAGATCATCGACCGCTTCATCAAGGCCGGCACCCGGATCACCCTGCCGGACAACGCGGACATCCGTATCGATCCGGAGGATCAGGAAAAGATCTATCTCTCCAAGCCGCAGGACATGGCCATGATCGGCGTGCATCAGTTCAGCGGTGATCTATCCCAGGAGATGGCCTACCTGGCCCAGGTGTACGAGGAGGCCCGGCAGATCCTGGGCATCACGGACTCCTTCCAGGGCAGACGGGACACCACCGCCCAAAGCGGCGTGGCTAAGGAATTCGCCGCCCAGCAGAGCGCCGGCCGGCTGGAGAGCAAGCGGGTGCTGAAAGAGGCTGCCTACGCGGAGCTCTTCAAGCGCATCGCCCAGCTGAAGGTGGCATATGCCGACGAGCCCAGGCCTGTGGTGGCTACGGATGACCGGGGGCAGGCGCAGTATGAAGCCTTTGACCGGCACGACTTCTATGAACAGGATCCGCAGACCGGGGAATGGATCTGTATCCTGGACGACGACCGGTTCCTCTTTTCCTGTGATACATCGGCGCCTTTGGCGAACAACAGGCAGCAGATGTGGAGCGATACCACACAGATGTTCCAGATGGGTGCGTTCGGGAACCCGCAGGATCTCAACACCTTGCTGCTGTACTGGACCAAGCTGGAGCTCCTCCACTACCCCGGCGCCAGCGACACCAAGGAATACTTGGAGCAGCTCAAGGCGGAGCAGCAGCAGATGCAGCAGCAGCAGATGCAGATGCAGCAGGCCCTGCAGATGGCGCAGATGCAGCAGGAGCAGATGGCGCGGCAGCAGCAGCGCCAGGACGCCGACCAGCAGGCCATGATCGAAGCGGATCGTCAGGCCAGGGAGGATGCTTGGCGGACAGCGCAGGCCATGCAGGCGCAGCAGCGGCCCCTTATGTGATTTCTCCCCCGGACGCGGGGGATGAGATATTCGCCCGGCCAGCGCGCAAAGGCCAAAATACCCGACGGAAGGAGGAGACACCATGGCGAACACCACGAAGGGCTACATCGGTAAGATCAAGAACGGCGGTGCCCAGGTCGTCCAGGCCCCGAATCAGGCCAAGGGCGACAAGGGCAAGAGCAAGGTCACCCGGGGCAAAGATCTCCGCGCCGGGAAGTAACATCCGATGATCAGAGAGCTGCGGCGACTCAGCCGATCCCCAGAGAACGGGTAAAAATCTATTCGCCCGGCCAGCGAAAAAGGGCCAGGAGGACACAATGGAAAACGAGAATCTGGATAGTCTGTTTGAAGATGCAGTAACGAAGGAAGAGACCCCGGCGGCAGAAGAGAATCAGACAGCGGAAACTACCCCGGCCGCGCCGGCGGCAGAGGAGCCTAAGCCTGAGCTGTCCGTGCAGGAGCGGGCCAGGCAGGCAGAGGGCCGTCGGATCCGTCAGCGGGAGGAGCAGGCATACCGAGCCGCCTATCAGCAGGCCAGGGCCGATGTGTCCGCCCTGCTGAAGCGGGTGGGGCTGAAGGACGGCGACCGGGATATCGACACCGTTGATGCCTTGGAGGCCTACGAAAGGTCCATGAGCGACGAGCGGATCGCTTCTGGGCGGGGTACGGCGCAGGACCTTGAGCGGGTGGTGCAATCCGCCATCATGAAGATGCAGCCGCCTCCGCCTCAGCGGACAGAGGCCGTAGACAGCGCGGAGGTACAGCGGCAGCTCGCCCAGATCCGGGCCATGGATCCGGCGATGACTGATCTGGGAGCCATCCTGCGGTCCGAGGCCGGGGAGAAATTCCGGGGCTACGTCGACAAGGGTCTGGATTTCGTGGACGCATACACGCTGGCGGCGAAGGATCGTCTGGCCGGCCTGCAGTCCAACCGTGCTGCGGCGAAGAGCGGCGGCAAGCAGCATCTCAACGCGACGAAGCAACAGGGTACCGGGGCGCTGTCTGTCCCGCGTGACGAACTGGATCTCTTCCGGGCACTGAATCCCGGAGCTTCTGACGCAGACATCCAGAAGTTCTATAACGCCGACAAGAAGAAATTCGGCTAAGAAAGGAGCAATAACCGTGAGAGGTTTTATCCCTCATTCCAATGAGGAGGGGCGGATCACTCCCTGGGAGTACCTGCCCTGCAGCGCCATCACCCCCAAGATCGGCATGGCGATGATCATGTCCAGCGGCAAGCTGGCTATCGCCACCGGCACCACCAAGCCCGTTTACATTTGCATGGCGGATTATGATGCCGCCGTCACTGCCGGCACCATCGTGCCCGTGATCCGCGTCAACGCGGATGAGATCTTCGAGACCACCAACAGTGCCAGCCTGTCCGGTGTCAACGTCGGCCAGAAGGTGACACTCCACGCCTCCAACGGCCTGCAGGTCACCGGCACTACCACCAGCGGCGTGGCGGAGATCGTCGCCAAGGACGGCGACGCCAGCGGCAGCCGTGTCCTGGTCAGATTTTCTTAAGAGAGGAGGAGCAGTATAATGGCTAATATCACTTTTTCCGAGGCTTCCGGCGTCAACGACAGCATCTATGGCAAGAGCCAGGCCCCGATCCGCATGATGATCCAGAAACGGGCGGAGGCCTTCGAGGCCGAGAGCATCGCCTCCAAGATCTTCGTCAGCCGCAAGTCCAACAACTGGGCCGAGAAGTACACCAGTATGACCGCCATGGAGGGCTTCCGGGTCGTCGGTGAGAACGGCGCCCATCCCACGGACGGCGTGGAGGAAGGGTTCAGCAAGACCATCGCTGACCTGACCTGGAAGAACCGTTTCTCCATCTCCCGGAAGATCATCGAGGACGCCAAGATCGGTGACCTGCGGAAGAAACCTGAGGCCTTCGTCACCGCTTACTACCGGACTCGTGAGAAGCTGGGCGCCGCGCTGATCGGCGGGGCCATCTCCGGTTCCACCACGATCAAGTTCATGGACGGCGAGTTCGACCTCACCGGCGCGGACGGCCAGGCTCTGTTCTCCGCCTCTCATCCGGCCAAGGTCAAGGGCGCCGCCCAGTCCAACCTCTTCGGCGACGCCTTCAGCGACGACGCTCTGGGCAAGCTGGCGACGGTAATGCAGAACACCAGAGGCGACAACGACGAGATCCTGGACGTGTCTCCGGACACCATCCTCATCCCCAACATCCACAGCCTGAAGAAGGCCGTGTTTGCGGCCGTGGGCTCCGAAGCTGATCCGGAGACCGCCAACAATGCGTTCAACTACCAGTTCGGCCGGTGGAACGTGATCGTCTGGCCCTATCTGAACCAGTTCATCACGGCCGGCACGGCTCCCTGGGTCCTGATGGACAGCCGGTACAACGAGACCTACGACAGCCTGATCTGGCAGGATCGTATCGCGCTGGACGTCAACAGCTTCGTGGACAACAACACCAACGCCAACGTCTGGGACGGCTACGCCCGGTTCACCGCAGGCTTCAATGACTGGCGGGCCATCGCCGTGGCTGGCGTCAGCGGCGCGGATCCGCTCTCCTAAGGGGGTGCGGAGATGGAATTCACCAGACTCGCAGTAAAGGGCGTCATGGGCAGCACCGTGATCTCCAGCGGGGCGAACGTCACCCTGACGGAGGAGCAGAAGGCGGCGCAGTACATCGGCATCACCCTGTCGGCGGCGTCGAAAACCGTTACCCTGGGCCTGCCGGACGGCGCAGTGGCCATCGTGGTCAACGAGGGCGGCACGAACGCCTTCACACTGAAAAACGTGTCCGGCGACTCCGGCACGAGCATCGCGGCGGGAGAGGCCTACCTGGTGCGGGCAAGCACCACGGCGAACGCCTCCAAGCTCACCCAGCTGGTCGCCGCCGGCGGTAAGTAAGGCGGCACAAAACATATAAAGGCGGGGCGTTACGCCCCGCCTTTTGCGAAAGGAGAGATAACCATGGCGATTACATTTCTAGGCTACATCGACGGCCCGGAAGAGATGATAAGCGGGAAGAAGAGATGCCTGTTCGGGCTGGACTCCGCTGCGGATGTGG